TTGGTAAAGAGATATCAAAAGTACTAATTGCATCATAGTAATCTTTTACCCATTTTAATCTTTCTTCTTTATCATATTTACTGAATAGTGTTGCCGCAATTAACATATATGCCATTTGTGGTGTTTCATATATTGTGCCAGTAACACGATTTTGAACTAGATATTTTCCTCGAAACTGTTCCATCCCTACATAAGTAATATCAAAATCTCTATCATGTTTGATGAAACTATTAATCTTTTCCCATTCTTCTACAGTATAATCTTCTAATAAAGACTTATCATAAAATCCAGAGTTGACATTTTGTTTAACTAAATCAAGTACATGAGATGGCTCAAAAGCACCATACACTTCTTTTCTAATATGATAATTAATTAGATTTCCTGCAACCCATTGATAATTTGGTGTGTCTTCTGTTATTAGTTCAGCGGCCGCTTTAATTAATGTTTCTTGTATCTCACTACTTGTCATTCCGCTATAAAATTGAATATGTGATTTTAATTCAACTTCACTTGCTGATACATTATTAATATTATTACATGCTTCAAACACAACTTTGTGCATTTTTTCTAAATCTAGTTCTTCTTTCTCTCCGTTTCTTTTAACTATGTGAATCCCAGTCATTGTTCCTCATTCCCTAATATGTGTTAATCTCTGAATCTTCCATTCCTGCCACACGTAACTTAATTATGTTTGACAGTTGAAAGTGTTTGATTTCAAAGCCTTTTGTTATTCCTAGGTATTGATTTCTTACAAGTGCTACTTGATTTATCAATTCACCAATTGCAACAATTTCGTCTTCTCCATCGGCATACTTTTCAGCATCTCTGCTACTCAATACTTTATTATAATTCTCTAAATATTTTCTTAGATACGAACTTCTCTTTTTACGTAACTGAATATTCAGATGTTCAAGTATTGCTTCAATCTCTTGTAACTGGGCAAATCTTAATTCAACGAATGCAGGAAGTTGAGTAGAGTTCTTTTCAATATTACCCTTAATCTTAACTTCCTTTCTCGCATCTAGCAACTCGCTTTCAAAAAATTGAATGCAGTTTGGAATTTTACTCCAGTCTTTTACTATGTCACTATACCAATTCATTAGTCCCAATCATCGTCTTCTTCATAATAATCCTCATCATCATCTTCAAAATATCGGTCTAGTGCGACTTCTAGTATCTTATCTCCGTCGATTAATATCTCTATGTCTTCCGGACTCATTCCTAGTTCGTCACACTGTTTGATAAACATCTCACCTGCTTCGATTCTGTCTTTTCCTGGGATGTAAGTTAGTAAAGTCTCCCATAACTCATAAAGCGATTCTGATTCCAAAAACGTCTCCTCTTAGTATGTCTTGTTAGTGTAAGCAATGTATTTATTACATTTTGCTTTTTTCTTATACTTCTGACTCAACTGGTTCCAGTTCATGCTTTTCGTCATCCAAATTTTCTTCATTCCAGTCTTTCATAACAATATCAAGTTTATCATCTGTCCAGTTCTTACGAAACTCAATCATTTCTTCACCTGATTTTGTATTATATTTCAATCGATTGCCTTGTTTTATTAATACTCCTTTTGCTTCAAAAAACTCAACTAATCCAGAGTATGGTGACATTCCAGTTTCATATGGAATCTCTACTTGAACACCCTCAAATGGTTTAGCATATCTTGTTTTCATTACTTTACAAGCCGCCCTAATACCATGTACTTGAGATGTCTTATTGCCATCTGCATCTACTTTTAGTTTAAGTTTCTTCATTGCTACTACAATTGAAGACGCATAGATAAATCCTTGACCACCTGAGATTTTATCATCTGGGTCAAACATATCTTGTGATGCGTATGTGTGATTTGTAGCAACTAAACCGATATTATAGTCGCCAAACATATTCACACTATTTCTTACTAGTGCCGCTAGGGCTTTTGGTTTACGACCCATATCACCTTTCATGTCACCACGATTGAACTGGTCAACATCGGTTGGGGTCATCATCATTCCAAGACTGTCAATAACAAACAATACTTTAGGTCTGTCTTCATCTGGTGCATCGGCATATTCTGCCTTATAGTCTTTCATAAAATCTGAAACGATTTTAGCAACATCATCAATCATTGCTACGTTCAATTTTAGTAGTTTTTCGGGTGTAGTATCTACATCGAGTGCGTGTAACCACGTTTCATCTAGTGCATTCTCACTATCTATTAGTACTACAAAAATTCCTTGTTGTTGTGCATTTCTAACTACATTACCAGCGGCAACAAATGATTTACCTGCACCACTTTCGCCTGCAAATACTGTTACTTTTCCTAATGGAATTCCTTTATGGAATTCACCACTGATAAGTTTATTTAATGTATAATTACCTGTTGATATCCAAGTGTCTGGGTCTCTAAAACCTACACTCATACCTGGAACAGATTTTGTTATGTTTTTGCGAAATTTACTCGCATCAAAGGCTCGTGCCATATAATTCTCCTTATGTGATATTTTATAAAAGTATGGGGAGATTTACTCCCCACACTCATATTGGTTCTTAGTCAGTTTTTCTACTACGAATCATTGCTAAGATATCTGCCGCATCGGCCTTCGGTGCATCAGCAGTCGTTTCTGCTGTTGCTGGTGCCGGTGTTGGCGTTGGTGTTGGTGTTTCAGCAACAGGTGTTGTTTCTGCTGGTGCAACTTCTTTAACTTCTTCTACTTTTGGAGCAGATGGAGTTGAAGTTGTAGGTGCAGAAGTTCCTGCTGGAACATCTAACCCATAAGGTTTATAGTGCTGTCCCCAACGAGTTGGGTCATACAATTCACCATCAACAGATGCTTCAAACATCTCTGTGATTACTCGCATGTCATCCTCAGTTGGACGTTTTGGCATGAACTCATTCAAGTCGAAAAGACCATGAGTTTCAATTGCTTGACGTTCTTCTTCATTTAGTGAACGTTCTTTACGTGACCAAGATGAAGTTGAATAGTCAGCATACTGACCTTTTTGTGTTTTAGTAAGACGGAAGTCTGTACCTTGTTCATAATCCGTTGGTAGATTATCCATGTCTGGGTCCATTAGAGCCGCTTTCAATAACTTGAAAATTTGTGGTCCAATGATAAATCTACGAATTGGATTTTCTGGTTGTTCACCACCGATAGGGTCAGATACAACCAAACCTTGGAAAACGTATGAACGCTTTTTCCAATATGTACGACCTAGGTCTTCCATTGCTGGGTCTTTAAACCAAGGACGTATCTCTGCGTGAATTGGGCACGATTCGCCCCACATTTCAACGCAAGGTACTTGAACGATTACTCGTTTAGTTTCGTCACCGCCTTTAACACCAGGGAACGGAAGTTTAATAACTTGACGTTCTTTCCAAAAGAATGTGTTAGTGGGGTCTGAGTCTGGAAGGAATCTCAATACTGATGTATTGTCATTTTCCATATTCCAGAAGGGATAGACTGCATCTGTCCCTCTATTTGAGGAAGAGTTCTCTGATGCTTTGTTGTCTTGTGCAAGAAGTTTTGCACGGATTTCTGCTAGTGTTGCCATTATATTTCTCCTATATTAGCCTTTATTAGTTTTCTTATTATTAGTTTTTTATTAGTTTTTATGTATCACAAATATTTCTACTAATGATACTATTATACTTATCTTTTTTCTTAAAGTCAAGCATTAAATCAGTCTTTTTGAATGTTTTTGGAAGCATAAAAAAAGAGAGTTTTAACACTCTCTTTGATTATAGCATAGGTTGACAATGAATGTCAAGTAGAAAATTAATTTTCTATAAGCACTCTGTCTGGGTCGAATTTTGAGAATGCTTCTTCAAGCATTTCAGATATTTGTACGTCTGCTGATTTTGGCTCTACGGTTTCTACTGATGCTTTTGACATCTTAAGTAGTGTTCCTGCCACTTGCATATCTTCTTTATCAATACCTCTTGGATTAGAACGAATAGCATCTGCAATATCTGTTAAGAAGAAAGAAATTTCAGCCGCCAAGTCGTGGCCTTTCTTCTTAGCACCTTTATCTTTTAGTGTGTCTACTGTTACTCTATCAGCAATATCATCAAAAGTCATTGCAATTTTAGAAATCTTCTGTTCAGCCGCTTCTTCTGGTGTACGAGGTTCAGCAAATTGCTTCTTAATTTTATCGTAATCATATGCTGGATTACTTGGCTCGCCAAATGATATCTTGTTAACTCTCTCGCCAGTCTTCTTAACTGTCGCTGTCATTATTTCTTTAACTCTTGCAGTTTGATTATCTCTACGATTTTCAAATTCTTCTTCATTTACACGATGAACTAATGGTAGAATATCTTTTAACGATTCTTCAAATGATGTCTTTGTGAATTTTTGAACGTATGAATCTAATGTTTCTTCTGAAATCTCTGCTTGTGTATTTTCACCATTAAGAGCAATACCTTCAACAAATTTAGCATAACCTCTAGCACCTTGAATTCTCTGTACTTTTTCTTTGATTGAGTTCATACTGCGTCTAACATTTAGTACAACTTTACGATTGTTTTCATTTACTAATTGTTGTTTATCTACTATCTTAGTGAACTCTTTTAATTGTGCTAGATTACTAGACAACTCTACAATTGCTTCGCCTACCATATCATGTGTTTCACCACCTGATGCGATATGTCTTGCCATTGCTCTTGCACCATTCAAGTGAATAAATGGATATTTGAAACGTTCGCCTTCTCCAGTCTCAACGAAGATTGCTGAGATATTACGTGAACGAGAACCACGAGATTCTTCGTTTACTGGCGCACGATGTTTTAATATTAGACGTACGTTTTCTAATGTTTGACGGCTAGTACGTGATGACCCAGACAATGGGCCCATGCCTTCATTGAATAAGTCATTCATGGTATTCTCCTTGTTTTGTTTAACCTTATATGCATAGTTCTTAGGTTCAATATGTTTTCCAAATGAACGAATATCGAAATCTAGCATATTGGTACGTGCTAAGGACTTCAGTTGATTCATCATACTATTAATTTCTGGATTATCTATAGCAACGTCTTCGCCGATATGAAACTTTAGTTCATTGGTGTTCCCATCAATATGAACCATCATGTTTGGCTCTTTAACGTAAAAGAATCTTGCTTCATCTGGTGTCGCTACACTCTTGCCGCTATTAGCATCGAACATTCTCATCTTGTGTCCACTGCCCTGCATCAACTTCATAGTCTTATTTGCGATATCGTTTAAATTTACTGCCATAATTATATTTCCGAACTTGTTTTATGTATTTATCAAAATATCACAGGAAGTGGCTCTGAATAATCACTATCTGCATCGTCTAGTCTCTCACCAAGCATTTCTTCATATCCTTCTTCAAATCTTGATATAAACTGTATTTGTCTCACACATAATAGGGTTGCTGACACTAAATCATCTGTTTCTCCAGATTTTGCCTCATAACTTTTACCTTTTGCTATAAATGTTTTCAATTCTCTTATTAAGTTTTTACTCATAGGAATCATTTTATCACTTTCAATCCAAGATTTCATTTTCATACAGGCTGTGATTTTTGTCTTATAAGTTGTAGTAAATCCTTTTCTGGAAACCCTCTGTCTACCTTTTTTCTTCGGCTCGTGCAAGAATGTTCCAGGAAATCTATCTTCTTCCATTTCTTCAATGACTATAAGAGCGGCTTCTCCTAATGAGTTGTTCTCTACTGACCAATATAAATCTGGTTGAGTATTTCCTAGTTCTGTCATCTCATCTTTAATAATAGTGAGAACTGTATGCATTGTCTGTACTTGTCCTCTCACATCTGTTCTATTATTTTGCCATTCTGCAACTTGTGTGAGTTCTGGTAATGCCCAAACTTGAATAGCGGCATTGTCGCCACCTGTTCCCATGGATGGGTCGAGTCCAACAACATAAGTAGAATCTTTATTAATATCTTCAAACCAACGAATTTGTCCTGTACGCAATTTTGGTTCAACACCTTTAATCCCCGACAACTTCAAACTATTTACTAGAGTTTCATCGTAGGCAATAAACTGACATTCATGTTCTCTTAAGAAACGTTCTTTACCAACACGTGCTTCTTCTTCAACTGACCATTGTTTATCTCTGTCTGGATGTTGATGCCATAATGCTTTGTACGGTTTAAAACCATTTATACCCACATCTGTTTCGTTTCCATAATCATCTAATTGCTTATTAGCACCTGACCAGATGATTGCGAATTGGTCATCATCTAAGTTTGGTGTTGAAGTGATAATTGCTTTACCACCCGTTGCTAATGTTGGAGATATAGAAGTCCAAAACTCTTTCGCAATTGTTGGTCGCACAAACGCAAACTCATCTGCGTATAGTAGTGAGATTGAAAGACCACGACCAGTATTTTCTGTTGTTGCTTGAGCAATGATACGAGAGCCATTATCAAATTCAATACTACCTTTGTTATAGTTTGTTACACCTGCACGAATGAAATCTGGACACATCTCATATGCATATCTAATTCTGTGCATAATCTCTTGGGCACCAGAATATTTGTGTGCCGCAATCAGAACTGTTTGGTCTGGATTGAACATTGCATACCATAACAGATAACCAGCCGCAGTTGTTGATTTACCCATCTGTCTGCCCAACATAGATATAGAAAATCTATAATTATGATAAGACTTTGCCAAATCATGTTGATATGGATATGCCGCATATAGTATTTGCCCTTGTGTTGGATGCTGAATCCAGAAATACTGGTTCAAAAAATAGAACGGGTCTGACATACACTTGCTAAATTCTAACAATTGTGTATTACTAAATTGGGTTTTTTGATATGGTTTTTTAGTTAAATCTGCCATGTGTCATTATATACTCAGTTAATTATAGTAGTATTTATCATTCATTAGAACTTAATAAATCTGTGTATGTGATAAATACTATTGATGATTGAAGATTCCCACTTCAACATCATTCATATGGGAGAAATAAAATGGCAAGATATAGAGGTTTAAGAGCAGTTGCTGGAATGTCGAAGATTAAAGTCAGACGTACAATCGATTTAAGAGAAATGGCTGATTTTGGTGCGATTACATCTAGTGGCGATGATTTACCAACTAGAGGTGCTGGACATAGTTCAACAACGGGTGGTTCAACTGGAAGAACTCGTGGTTATACTGCGTTAGGTGAACTTACTGGACCAGTTGTTGATACTCAAAACTTTGGTTCAATTACTGATACTGCGTCAAGTACTGTTAGAAATAACGATGGAACTTATGCATACTAATTGATAATCAACTCTAAAATGTAAGAATTAGAAAGCCCGGCTTTATGTCGGGTTTTTTATTGACAAATTTCCAAGATAATGTATACTATTAACAACTGCCCGTAGTTCAGTTGGATAGAACATTGGTTTGCGGAACCAAAGGTCACAAGTTCGAATCTTGTCGGGCAGGCCAAAAACAAAAAAGTCTCACTAAGGAGACTTTATTTGTTCGCAATGGAGGAATGCTTTTAATTTTGATAATTTATTAAATCTTTAAGTCTGTCCATGTCTGCTGATTCATCGAAGTCTTCCTGATACTCGAGGCCAAGTCTGTCTTCGAGTCTATAAAAGGCACCATTCCACTGTTCAGCAAAATTATCTCTTATATACAACTCATCTTCGTTTTCTGGATAATACGGTGCGGCATTGGAAGCATTTTTATCTGTATTTGCTCTTCTTTTCGCTTGAAGTTCTGTTTGTTTAGAATATGCTTCTAAGTCATTATACACCTTAGCGACTTCTGGAGGCACTGGTGAACCTTCCTTAGTAAATACTTCATCTATAGTAATTTTCATATGACTTAGCCAGTCATCCGCGGTATATGGACTGCCGAACATCATAAAGATGTCACTGCCAGGAGAATAAACATCATACTGTGTATTAACTAAATGTTGAAGTTTTTTAATTGTTCCGGCTGTCAATGATTTGTCTTCGTCTACACGTTCTTCATTAACTGATTCATTACAACCGCAATCGCAATCTGAATCGCAATCGCAATCTGAACCGTGACCACAGTCACAGTCTTCTTTTAATTCTTCTTCTTTCAATTCGTCAGTTTCTTCTACTTTTTCTTCCGCAGTTTCTTCTACTTTATCTTCTGGAAATTCTTTCATCATCGCTTCGTAAATTTCGTTTTCGTCTAATGAATACTCTAATGGGTTATCACCAAGAGTTGGTTGAATTGATTTCTTTTGTTTATTGATGCTTTCTGGAGATTTCTTAGAATAATCATCTAAGTCCAGTTCGTCATTTGCTTCAGTAGGCTCATAAACTTCTGCTTCTACTTCTTCAGTTACTTCTTCTTCAGCAACTGGTTGTGCGTCTTTAAGGCCTGCTAGTTTCATCAATCTGATGATATCTTCTGGATTTTCTGTAACAGTTTCCTCTGATGTTGTTAAGGTATATTTCTTAGTCATTTTCATCTCCTGTTATGACAGATGGAGTAGATTTCTCATCTTTTGACATTTGTTCTGGTGCAGGGTCAGATTTTGGCGTTACGCTCAATTCGTTCTCTACAACATCATGTTCTTTTTTCTCTAAATCATTTAAAAACTTATCTACAAAAGTTTTACCATATGTCTTGCCATCGTCTGATGTCTCATCGTAATCTGATGCCAATAATGCCTCTTTGTCTTCATCAACAACTTCTTCTTCTGGTTCCCATCCTTCTGGATGAATAACCACATGCATAAGTGGTAAACTTAGTAAATCGCTTAATTGTTGTTGTAGAATATCTGATGACAGAGGATAACCAGTAACGATATCAATCTTTGATACTTTTGAATTCTCGACATCTTTAAAAAACATTGGATTCTTAGTGATAGGCGTAGTCGATGTTTTTGACATCGATTTAAGGTCATATTTAGACAAGAATGTCTCAATACGATTCTCTTGTGCTTCATCTAAGTCACAACAGAATCTCAATGTGAATTTGTGTTCTTTTGTTGACTCCGTTAGGTATTGTTTAAATGTTTTCATTATATGTTCTCTATTGTGTTAATTCGAATAACTTCTATTCTTATTTATCATTTTTTATATCTTTTTGGGCATTTTCTATACGTTTTAGAAGTTCATTTCTATCAATTGTAACTGCACCATCGCTTTCTAGTTCAGTTCCTTCGCCTTTATGCTTGGAAATGTTATGGTCCAACTTGGCTTTTTGTAATTGAAGATTAATCATCTTTAGTTTTCTATCAACTTTACTATCTTTTGCTTCCATAGCCGTTTTTAGCATCTGATTTGCTGTTTCTAGTAACTTAGCACCCGCATGTACTTCTACATTCATTCCTAATGAAAGCAAATCATTAAATGCGTCCAGAGCCTTTTGATGAATATCATCCATCTCTTTATCATGTTGATTAAGGTCTTGAACTACTGGAAGTGCATTATCTATCTTTTCAGTAGTTTTTAACTCTTTGTAAAGAATTTCTGATAGTTCTTTAGATTCCTCTATTGTTGGCGTTATTTCTTCTTCAACTGACTCAATCTTTTCTTCTTCAGTTGACTCAATATTAAAGGTTTCTTCTAATTTTTTTGTCATAGTTTACACTCTTGATTAATTATATACGTATTTATCAAAAATAAAGTTGCCGTTTTTTGTAGTCATAGTAGCGATATGAATAATGGATAACGGCATCCTCACCTTAGATATAAGTAACTTATATCGGTCCTAAGGTGTGTTATCTCGGCTTTATGGGCTTCTTGGGCTTTTTGACTGCCTTAGGTTTTTTAGTATTAGCATAGATATCATTCTCATTGAGAACTCTAAACTTCATGCCTCTTTTTCTAGCCCATTGTGTGGCGGCTTCCCACTTAGCATAGTTTACTGCTACTTGTGCCTGTTGTGCCCTACCACGTGCGAATTTTGGATTTGATTGATTTGCTGGTTTAATTTCGATTAATTCTGCATTCTTGTTTCCTTTAGAATCTCTATATACGATAATAAAGTCAGGAACATATGTTGTAATTTTACCAGTTAAAGGATTTTTGTATGAGATTCTGACTGGTTCACTTGCCCATGCCATAACGTTTGGGTTGTTATCACAGAACTGCATAAAAGTCTGCTCCCAACTACTTCTAAAAACAGGTGTCCCCTTTCCAGAGTATTTTTCTTCGTTTATTACTGTGTAGTAACCTTTGTGAAATGTTGGTGGCATTATTTAATAATCGCTCTTGCGACATAAGTGTTTGGAGAACGAGGAGTCATCTTACCCGTCTGATATCCAAATCGCAAAGCGTTATTAAAGACAAATGCTCCCAAATCATTGAAAGCAGAGTTATCTGAAACTTGGTCAATAAAATCATAAGGATTTAATCCATACAATTTTGCCATTTTTGTAATTTCGACAGCGTATGCTTCTGCTTTCTCTTGGTCGAAACCCCTTTTTAATAATTTTGCAGTTAAGATATCTAATTTCATTATAATTTCCTATTAATTATTTAATATCTTTCTTAATATTTCTTTACTCATGCCCATTGGCAATTCAGTATTATTAGTTTTATGTACTTTTGGTGCTGGTCCACCTGCTGGTCCTGATAGAAAATCAGGTCTAGGTTCTGATACACCTTTGTTTGCTTTTGTTGTAGTAACGTATGCGCCTTGTGCCGAACCTTTTGCGCCATCAATGACTCTTCTTCCATCAATAGCCGTATTCATAGGGAATCCAGTTGCTTCAATCATTTTATTCTTAAACGCATTTTTGACATTACTTGCATCAAATTTGCGTCTTCCAAAAAATGCACCAATCATTTCTTGAACTAGAGCATCGCCTACATCTGTAGAATAACCTGGAAATATAGTCTTGGGTGGATTACTATCTCCAATACCGCCAAAAGTTGGGATATCTGGATTTGTATATGTTGCTTCATACGGAGTCTCAAATTTATTTTTTGGAAACTCTGCATATTTAGAAAATCTTTCTGCCCTTGCCGCATTTATAACGCCAATTCGCTTTTTCACTGCACGTTCTAACTCTTCATTGCCGGTCTCATTAGGATTTTGAATTTGAGCATTATATAAAGTCATTAACTCACTAAGTTTTCTATTGGTATCTTCATACTCTTGTTGGTCTTGTTTTAACTCATCACTGATTTTTTCTTTGAATCTACCATCTACTGTTCTAGGACCATATCCAGTATCACCAAAGTGGTCAGGATAAAGATTACCTTCTTTTCTCTTAAGTTGTGGACTTAATGAATCTAACATATAATCCATTCCCAATGTCATCCATTCTGGGAATGCTACTCTTTCTTCGCATTGACCAAATATTATATTTTCCGGTTGAATTCCCAATTCCACTGTTCTTAGTTCGGTAACACTATAATCACTACCAGAAAATGTAATACCTGTAACTAATGGATTAATTAATTCAATTTTCTGAAGTGAACCTGTACCTAAATTACTTGCTCTTCCTTGTTCATTGTTAGCACGGGCACCAGAAAACTCCGGAGTGCCAGGTCTTACAGCAGTTGATTCAAGATTACCAAAGAAATGATATATTATAATCTTTTCAAAATGTTGATGATAATACGCATGACCCCAATCTGGTAACTTTCTACCATATGCTTGAGAACTTGTTAATACTTCCTCTGCATTTGCTCCACTGACTTTAGCGTTTTGATTCTTAAAAAACTTTGAGTATATTTGGTCAGCAACGTTAAACATCTTACCGTCAACTGTGTCATACATTGTAAGTCCTACTTCTGGAAAATCTACACGAGTGGGAACATGAACACGTTTACCATATTGGTCAACTGGCATTGTTGAAGTTTGAATGGAAATAGGAGATACTGCTTTTGCTAATGAAGAAATACCAGCATTTGCCCCTCTCTTGCCATCAAATACTGGAATAAATTCTACGTACCAGAGGTCAGATAGTTTAGGGGCATCTTGGGTAATAGGAGAGCCGAACTCTCCTGCGAAGCCAAATCTATGTTTTGCGTTAGCACTATCGGCTAAAACTCGTTTAGCCGTGTTCTTTCCACTTTTTCTATAATACGACATGGAGTTTACTCCTCCCGGTTAAATTAACCTGCGATTGTAGAATCAGATATAAAGTCCATTGGTGGCATAATGTCATCATTCAATACAGCATTGTCGTATTGTAGAGTAACAGTGATTGTAACTGGGTCTGAAACCGCATAGTCTGTTTGCGAATAGTCAGCGTTTGTAATGAAACAACCCTCTAATTGCCATTGTTCAGTCGCATCACCAGAGTTACCATCTAAGATTTCAATCAATGTTGAAAACTTATAATTAGTACCTGCTGAAGGTCCTCTTTGGTTTTTATGGTCTAACTGTGATTGTACTTGACGACCAACTAGTTTAGTTAGATTGTTTGCGATATCGTCACGCAATGTTATTGTAATTGGTTCCCATGTGTGCTTACCCATGACATACATACGTGAGTTGTATGAATCTAATGGAATTGACTCATGTGAAACTTTAGGTCGTGATACGTTCATAACCTGTCTTGTAAATTCTTGTGAACTACCGCCTAATACACCACCAAAACCAGCAACTACTACACGGAATCTATAGTTTAGTTTTGGTTGTAGAATACCAGTGCCGACTGCTTCCGAACCGGAGTCAGTTGGTACACCAAAATTGTTTAATGTTCTTGCCATTTTCTCTATCTCCTATAATTAGTAATTGATTATGGTTTTAACACTAGTATTTATCTATTTTTATAAAAATTAAGTTGTAAGTTAATATGCACCCAAAAATCTCTTATTACACCCACATTTACACCCTGCTTTACAGTCACAATCTATGATTTTGTGTCCACATGAGCATACATCTTTTTGAAAACTAGTATAAGTGGCTTCACTTGCTCTCGTATAAGATGATGTTCCAAATCTAATATGACTTTTATCTTCTGGTTGGTAATCATTATCATCTACCCATTCAATCTTTTCTGGATTATGTGTTCTTTTTGAGCCACAGTGAGTGCAAAATAATTCTTTTGGAACCCATTTATCTGATGCGGCTACTGACCAAAAGCCATTACATGATTGACAAGTGAAATGCCAGATTGTTTCCTTGTATACTTGCATTATTTCTTCTCTTTTGTCTTCCTCTTTTTTGCTTTATTTTTTGGAACTATATTATATTTTTCGTTTGCCTCTTTTGCTAATTTATTTGCAAACTCTAATGCTGATAATCCATCAGAATATACAACAGTTCTACCTGCTTTTTTGATTTGTATTTCTAAATCAGCAATCAGATTGATAAATTTTGTTTTATCAGCACAAGGTTTTAACATCGAATTATTGATATTATGGTAGTTAACCAATAATAATTCCATTGTTTTCTTATCTAATTGCACCGTCTTTCTCAAATATGTTTTCTTCTCTTTCAGCAATAACTGATTCTTGTGCTATTGCGCCTTTTCTAAACTGAGATAGCCACTGTTGTACTTTTGATAATGGGTCTTCATCTGCTTGATATTTAATTCCAAGTCCGCCATTATTCATCCAGTTCTGTACATTTTTACCTAAATCGTCAATTAGTATATTTGGTGTGCCATCTGCCTGAGTCGCATATGCACCCTTGTTACTAGATATGATAGTCTCTTCTGGCTTAATTTTTAATTTTCTGCCAATCCAATCTATCTTATGTTTCTTACTGTTCTCGTGGTCATTTCTGAGTGGAGAACTTAATATTTTATAAGAACCAAAATGGCCAATAATCATTTGTATTAGTTTGTCTGCTGTAGAAAACTTTGGCAACTGAGCAAAGAAATCTGTTCCAATCATTCTGTCAAGTGTCTTATTGATGTCTTCTCTTGGAATATCTTTATAATTACCAGACTTAACTCCTGCCATTTTAGCCCATTCTGAAAAGAAGTCTGCTAATACACCATCCATATCAACATAAACAATAGGTTTACCTTTTTCTTCTTCCGAAATTATTTCTTCAATCAACATCTATATCTTCTCCAAATACATTATCTACTTTTGTCTTAGTCCATGGTCCTCTATTCATATACTTAGAAGAGATTTGAGTTTTCTTGCCAAATAATTCTTTTGGTGCTAGTATCATAACGTGATACATCCTATTCACATTATCAGTACCAGTCACTTCAATCTCTATCTCATCATATTTATTACCAGCAAAAGTAACGCCATGACCTGTCATAAACTGATGAACTGCTTCATCCATTTTAGATAACTTTGCCGCTATAGCCATTTCTCTTCTTTTTGCTTTACTCTTACCTTTAAACTGAGGTGCGTCACTCTTGTAGAAGTCATCAATAACGGCACCCATTGGAGTACGTTTAGTAATTTTTTCTAATACTGCACTAGGCATAATCACTTCTGGCATCTTCATACTAGATATATCTTTGTCTATACTATCTTTGTATTCTTTAGCAAGTTGTTCTTGTTCTTCTGGATTATCTGTTCTATAAAATCTATTTGCAATAGCCATATCAGCAACAATCATATCTGCTGGTGCTTTTATTAATGTTGGTTTATAGTGAACAATCTTTTTGAAATCTTTGTTTGTTAGGCTATAGAATGTGCTTTCCCATTTATCAGGATGTAAAGCATATACTCCATTTCTTTCTGGGACTATATCTGCTAATTCATCGTTATCTTTATGAAACTTTCCTAAACCCGATAGATGAACTAACATTCCATCTTCAACTGGTTTCTTTAGATAGTATTCTAATCTACCTCTTTGAGTTGATAAATCTGAATTCTCTTTTAATAATTCATCTTTAGTAGCAGTAAAGTTACTTTGCTTCCACTTTTGTTTAAGTTGTCCAAGTTTTGCGCCCATTTCTGGTCCTGGATTCATACCTTTTGCAATTAAATCTGCTCCTGTAACAGGAAAGTTTGGAACTTCTGCATCAATGTTTACATCTTTGCCTTGTAAAGTTGCCAGTGCTGAAATTAAATCTTTGCTAACTCCATCAGCAATCATATCTTCTACTTTCTTTTGGTCAAGAGAATTGTTTTTATTCTTAACTAAAAAGTCTAACAGAGCCGATTCGTTGTTACTTAATCTCCAACGTTTTACTATATCTGTTGTGTTTCCCATTTGTGCTAGTGCAACAATGGGGTTACCTTTATCTTTTACTTTGTTTAAATCGTTTGTTGATAATCCTATAACTTTGCTGACACCTGATTTAGCCATGTGGTCTAAAACATTAGCAACATTATTGCCTGCAAGAACTTTACTCATTTCTTGCCATATACGTTCAGAACTTATATTCTGTAAACCTTTTGCGTTTGAACTGATTGCTTTTAACGTATCTTTATCCCAAGATGGAGTAGAAAGTCTACCTTGAAATCTGAAGTATCTTAATATTCTCAAATAGTCTTCTTTGATACGTTCATCTGCATCGCCCACAAAATTACTGACTTTATCTTGTAAATCGTCCATTCCATCGAAGTAATCAAATACATTACCTTCCATATCCATGCTCATAGCATTATATGTTAAGTCTCTGCGTTTAGCATCTTCTTCCCAACTGCGAACAAACTCAACTTCAGCATGTCTGCCGTCTGTTTCTTTGTCTGCTCTTAGTGTTGTGATTTCAAATGGTTCGTTATCTAGGATTGCAGTAATAGTGCCGTGTTCTAATCCTGTAGGTTTGTGTCTAATGCCTGCTTTATCAAGTATAGCAATCATTTCATCTGGTGTGGCATCAGTTGCCAAGTCAATATCTTTAGGTGTTTTACCCAAAGCAAGGTCTCGAACAGCACCACCAACTATTCTTAGTTCGTATTTGTTGCTCTTAAAGACTTTATCTAACTTTTTGATAGACGAAGTTATAACTGACTTTACGTCTAGTTTTTCTTCGTGTAATATTACTTCGTTTAGTCGCATAACTGTATTTATCACTTAACATACAGTTGCCCATAAAAAACCCCTCACTGATGGAGGGGTTTTTAACTAAACTCTCTAGTTTATATTATAATGTTTCGCCAGTATTTCTGATACGAAGTGGGATGTAAATGAACTCAACTGCTTTCGCTGGTTGAATTGCAACATCTACCCATAGTTCGTTTCTGTCAATTCTTGCTGGTGTGTTATTCGACTCATCACACACTACTAAGAAGTCATATAAACCTCTTTGTGTAACAAGATTACCACAGAATCTTTCAACTGCATCTCTCATATTATCTCTTGTAATCTTATCGTTTTGCTCGAATAAGAATGCACGAGATAATTGGTCTAAGTTATGACGCATGTAGTTAACTAAACGTGCAACATTGATTCTATCTAAAGCACTAGCAGTTGCTTGTGTAGTCTTCTGACCATAAACTGCCATTCCTGTTGATGGGAAGTCTGCAATTGGGTTCATACGTTGTCCATAAAGAACATCACGTTGACCTTCTGTTAACTGTACTTTAACAAACTCATCTTCTGAGTTGATATAACCAACTTGTGTTGCGTTTGAAACTACACCACGTGTAAGACCTGCTGGAGCAAACCATGGATATGATACCTGGTCTGAGAAAGCAATAGTTCTTAGTGCGACTGCTGATGAAGGTATAACTACATCATTGCCCGATAAGTCACTTGAGTAACCGTGTGGGTAATAAATTGCACCATAAGTTTCTGCTGGAACATTCGCTGATGCCCATGCTTTCATTGAAGTCGAATCTGATTTCAACGTCATTGGACAATCACCGATAACAAATGCGATTTCTTTCTTGTCTTTGTTCAATGTAATCATCTCATCCATTAACTCGAAGTATCCTGGAGCCGCGATTAGATTGAAGTAAACTGCTTCTGAACGAATTCCGTCATTTGAAGAAACTGCTTTTTGCATTGCTTCAACAACTATATGTCTTTGTGCATCCGCGCCGAACTTACCAGAACCATCAGTGTTTACACCTGAATTCCATTCCCACTTGCCGTTAGTGTATTTCTTAACGTTCCAAGTAGAGTAATCCATGTTAATCATCAGAATGTTTTCTGGATATAAATCTGGATTTGCCGCTGAGGCATGTGCTGTTCTGTTGTTTGCAACACCGTCTGCATCATAAGGTGCATCGTGTGAGTAATGACTGAATACTAGTCCTGCTGTAGATGACTGGTCTGTATTGTCTAACTTGACCCATGCTGAACCTGACCAACGATATGTTACAGGATATTTAGTGTCGTCACTATCTACCCAAATATCGCCTGCTACTAGAGCCGATGTTCCGTCTTTACGTTTTGTAGGAGCACCTGTAACGATTTGACATTCGCTTGGTGCAAGACCATTCGTGTCTTCTGACCATGCATACTTCTGCCATTCCATGTTACCACCGTTGTTAACATTCTTCATTACTTCAATGTTTAAACTTGCATTGAACCAGTATGTTCCTTCTGCGATTGTACCTGTAATTTGTGTTTTCTTCGCTTGGTAAGATAATGCTTCCCAAACTGATTTAGAATTATCGTCTGCTGTGAAACCGATTGCCGCTTTACCTGAAGAGATAACAATATTTAATTCTTTGCCATCTGTCTTAGTGAAACGCATTTTGTTTGTGCCGATTTTTTCAACTTTAACATTCAATGCATTCAATGGAGCACTTGCTTGTATAGATGTAATTAATGCATCTAAAGTGATTCCTCCTGGTTGAAACTGTATACCCTCAACTGTGAAATCAGCAGTAATACTTGATGTGCTTGGAACTGCACCTGAAGTGATAACTGTAGTAGTTGCACCTGAGTGGCGTCTTAGTTCCCAGAAACCAAGACCGTTAGCCGCTGTATTATATCTAGTATAAACATCGCCTAGGTCATTATGGGCTACTTGTGCCAAATCATCTGTTGTATAAATTGGTGCTTCAACATTTGTGAATAAGCCTGAAGTAGAGTTATAAGATGATAAAGACACATCTAATCCGCTACCTGCTGTTGCTAGACGAACATAAGCATCGCCTGCCGCTAATGCACCGCCACCTTTTTTGGTAGTTGGAGCAAATTGTGAAAATTGGAAATCTGATGAACCTGTGTCACCACATAATATCCATGCACTTGCAACTTTTTCATAATATGAAACTTTAGCAGTAGATGTTACAACTGCGAAGTCTCCTGTTGAGCCGAATGTGTTTGAAGGTGCCGCATAACCGCCTGAGATTGCCTCTACATTTCCTGTTCCTGGAGTGTCCTCTAGGACTGAAATTGCATTTGACACCCACGCTGTTCCTGACCATGTGAATAATCCGAATTTTGATTTCGAAGTATCATGCCAGTATGTACCGTTTGTGATAACGCCTGCTGGTTCTGTTGAAGATGCTTCTAGTTCTGACAAGTCAACATCTGCACGAATAACATATGCGTTGTTCGATACTCCTAGATATTGATATGCCGCTAATAGACCGTATTCACTTGTTTCAGCGCCTTGAACAACTGAACCGCCAACTTCATAAAATTTTGGTTCGCCGAATGTTTCGACTAACTCTCTCTGTGATGATACTAGGTAGGCAACTCCTGCGTTTGCTGGAAGTGTTCCAGAAGCAGTTGCACTGCCAGATGCATCTGACTTGTTACTTGCTGTAGCAATAACTAATAATGGTAATGTACCTTGTGTAGCCGCCGCGTACTGTGATTCATCACTGACTGTTACTGCAACCCCTGGTGATACTAATGTAGCCATAGTATTTCTCCTTGTTTAATTTTGTTACTAATAGTTTAAATGTATTTCGTTACTTGTATTTAGTCAAAATCACGGAAAAACACTGTTTTGGGGGTTAACTACGTAGACAACTCAGCCGAAACTTTACTATATAAAGCCTCTATGCTGTCATCATTATAAAGTATTTTATCAAAGGTATCATTAGTACTAATCCATCTCCATTCGCTTTGATGAACTTCAGGATGATTATCTTTCATAAGTGTAGAATTAGTTTGATTGTCGAGTATTGCAGTTCCCCACCATTCTGGTAGTTCACCTCGTCTGACATTCCAAACTTTACCATTTAGGGATTTTATAATTTGTATCTCATTAGGAAATCTTACATCAGGAACAATGTAATTGTTGTCTGGGTTGTTGATTATCTCTTGCTTAACAAGACTAACCCATACACCGTCATAGAAACCATTTCTCATACAGTCTGTACCAAACTCTTGCAGTACAAGTCTAGGTGTTATTTCTCTGCCAGTTTCATTTGTCCAAAACTCATCGACAGTTTCACGCCATTCTCTGCTTTCTACTGTATCGCCCTCTAACATAGCACGTTCCCAACCGAATACAGTTGCAACTCCATCTTTAAGTTTATCTGCGAAACTTAACTTAATAAAATTGTGTTCTTCAACTAGAATGTCGGCGACTGTGCCTTTGCCTGAGCCAATTAGACCTGTAATACCTATTATCATTTGATTTCTTTTCATTGTGATATAATAATTATACCACAAAAATTGACTGATTGTCAACCTTTTTCTGAGGTTATATCTCGGGTTTTTAAATCTTTTAGAATAGCGTCTTTCATATCATCAGTATAATCAAGCCAATCGAATATTTCATTCATATGACGTTTGCATCCGATACAGAAGTTTTTCTCGTTATACTTGCATATGCTTACACAAGGACTTTTAGTGTTGAGTGGATGAAAAGCCACTCTTAGCCAATCATAACACCTAACGGTGCAGAGCCATCGATATATAGTTTCAATTCAGTTTCTAATTTCTCTATCTCAACTGACGCTTCTGCTTTTAAGGCATCACCATTTAATGAAACTCCACCTTGTGCGCCAGGTAGTGTAGCGAATTTAGAACGGGCTTCACCAATCATTCTTTTACAATATGCTAGTGAGTAATCTCTCATCCATGATTTTAGATATGGGTCTGTTAGCAATTGGTCTTCTGAACGTTCTAAGTAAACATGAAGCAATACCATTTCGTCTGCTCTCATTTTTCTTAAAAGTTTCATCTTATGAGTAAGTGGATTCCAAATAAACTGAATGTCAGTTGCCGCAACTCTGTTTAGAGTTTCACGGTACTGAGAGAACAATTCGTATGTTGAAATACCACCAACGTGATTGTTCATAAAGAAATATGAATTCGCATATGCTAATTCAAATGGGTCCATATCAACACCAGAAGATATACCATGACCAAATGAACGATGATGTATCTTTTTAACTTCTGTTATTTCTTTAGGAAGAGTGTATTCTTCGACCTCTTTCTTTAGTTCAATAGTATAAAAATCTTCTTGTACTGCGTTCTCTGAACGTTGTCTTATTTTATCTACTGAAACATCAATTGCAAGGTCATAATGTTCTGGGTCTAATTCGATGTCAATCATACCGTCACCAAGTAACAGTCTAATCTGCTTAATTACATCATTTTTTATCTTATTGCGTTGTTTTGCCATGCTTGACC